CGACGGCATTCTCTTCAATCGTACAAGCATACAGCGTGGATTGTTTCGTTCGCTCGCACTACGCTCCTACACTGCGATGGAAGAAGTGGACCCGATGAGCAAGGCGGTGTATCGTATCGGCAACCCTAAGACGGTGCTCGCCTGGACCGACCTCAAGCCTGGCTATGACTATTCGGCGTTGGACGACCAGGGTATCATTCGCGAAGGAACACCAATACACGATAAATTGGTGTTGGTTGGTATGTATTTGACCAGCCCAGATACGGGTGCGGTCACAGACGCTTCGGTTCTGCCAACGGTTTTCACCAGTGGACGAGTGGATAAGGTCGCCATCATTCATCAGGCGAACGGAAAACTTCTCGTACATGTACGTATCTTAGAGGAACGTGTACCGGAATTGGGTGATAAGTTTTCTAGTCGCCACGGTCAAAAAGGCACTATGGGCATGTTGTTAGATGCCCAGGATATGCCACGAACCGCTAACGGTTTGGTGCCAGATGTGATGGTCAATCCTCATTGTATTCCTAGCCGTATGACTATCGCCCAATTACTTGAACAATTGTTTGGAAAACTAGGTGCTATTACGGGTGCGAAGATGAATGCTACGTCGTTTATGAACGATGAACAGTCGTTCAAGGCGATTGGTGATGCGTTGGAAAACCTTGGATTTCAGCGAGAGGGTGAAGAGATTTTATACAGTGGTATAACGGGTAAGATGTTTACCTCATCTGTTTTTATGGGCCCACTCTATTTTATGCGTCTCAAGCACTTAACACAGGATAAGTTGAATGCTCGTGCGCAGGGTCGTAAGGAGATTCGTACACATCAGCCAACAGGTGGTCGTGGTAATGAGGGTGGTATGCGTATTGGTGAGATGGAACGTGATGCGCTCATCGCCCACGGTGTTACTGAATTTTTACAGGAATCTATGATGAAGCGATCTGACGGCACGACCTTTTGGATTTGTAACGGATGTGGAACAATGCCAATTTACAACGAGGCACAGAAGTTGTTTGTCTGTCCTCTGTGCGATGGACCTATTACATTCCAGGGTGAAACGGCGGATACGATTGGTTTGGTATTACCGGTCAAGAAGTCTCGTACCACCTTTAGCCAGATTGAAGTTCCATACGCACTCAAACTCTTGGATCAGGAACTTACCACTTATGCGAATACAAGTTTACGCTTTTTGACTGAGAAACACGTGAGAACTTTCCGTGATTTGCCCTCTGGAACGGGTGTATTTGAGACGACACCGGCGACTCCACCGACCGATATTCTCTCTACGGTCGTTTCGGCTATTACGGGAACTGCTGCGGCTGAGCCTGCCGAAGAATCCGTCCCTACACCATCCTTAACACCTGTCGCTACTACAACACCGGCGGTATCCAAGGAACAGGCTGCAGCGGATGCTATGTACGATTTTATGCCAGGCGGACCACCAAAACTTGAGGTGATTGAGGAGGTTGAAGAGGCGCCGACACCCGCTGAGATTCCTGAGGAGACTCCAGCTGCCGCACCTGTTGCTGAACCAGATACAACCGAGGTGAAAATTGTGAAAGTAGACGCACCAACACCTGAGATGGCAGGGCCTGCCGAACCGGTTCCAACAGTCATTAGCGAAGCAAAAGAGAATCCGTTGATTGATGAGACAGATACTTCTTCAGTTGCTGCTGTAAAAGATGAGCCAACGCCTCCGGCCCCAATAGAACCTAAACCACGTCGTTCTAGTATGAAAGGTGGTCGTGCTGCCGAGGCAGCAGAGTCTGTTACAGAATCTAAGCCGGCTCCAGTTGAAGAGGCGGACATTAAAGTTATAAAAATAGATGCTTGAGTAGAGGATGGTGAGACGATACACCCGAAAACTACATAGAGGTGGGGCAACCTATCTTGAACAGCAGAATATGGCTCTATGCGGTAAGCACGCATTGAATCATGTCTTACAAGAGGCAAAGTTTATCTGGGACGATTCTAAACAGAATGAAAATACTCTTTACATTCCAAAAGTTCCTAAAGGAGAAAACCCAACTGCACACGTTAAAAAGAATGGAGTACAGGTAAATCTTGTAGCCGCTTGTAAAGAGTATGAAAACTACGAATTAAAGAAACGCTTTGATAAATTTTATCCTACAGCATTGGACGATTTAGTTAAGAGACTTTTTTTGAAAATAGAGGAAGAAGACGCACCTATAAAAATACCGGCAGTTGGAAGTAGCGAACGAAAACAGGCCAAATATGCCGATAAAACCGATAAACAGATTGAAGAAATGATTAAGGCGGGTCGCGTAGCCGCTTTTGAAAAATCGCAGAAACTTCAAAAAGCGGAACGAGAAAAATACAAAGAGTTTTTAACTGTTGATGAGGAGGGTGAAGTGATAGATATTAATCGTGAAGGACTTGATAAGAAATACCGAATTGAGTGGAAAGCGGATGATAGAAAGACTATGACAACAGAGGGAACCGCCTGCCAATCTAGCGGTAATATTATTCCTGAAATTCTAACAAGATGGGTGAATATATTGGGATATAAAGGATTTCCTACAACGATTAACGATGTAACAGGTGATGTATCAATCTATGAAAATAATCCTGCTATTTATCTTGATGAAATGTTGAAAGTGCTTCCATTACAGTTAGAGGAACCAGGCTTCTTAGGTGTATTATTGGGACGATTGGGAGATAGAGAAGGACATTATACTTCTATAGTTATGTATGATGAGGAATGTGCGCCGACCCGTAAAGATGAACCGGATTCGGCCAAAAAACTATATTCTTATATTGATTCCGTGTTTGTAGTTGAAAAAGATGGTGTTTGCGCGCTTAAGAAAAATGTCAAACAGTGCTTTAACCAGAAGGATTTATTGAAAAAAGTAGAAACTTTCAAACCGACCTGTATGATATTTGTTTTTGCGTACGACAATGATGACAATGGGGCACTCAACCCTTATCAGTCCGTGGCGTATAGAAGAATGGAGGGCCTTGAGACTCCAGAATCTAACGAGGCTCCTAATTTGAAAGCCGCATTGGAAGTGAGCGATAAGCCCGCAGAGGAAGCGTAAAAATTGAGAACGATACGCAATCTAAACAATGGTAATTAAATAGAGTTAGATGGAGGCCGATACTATTGACCAAATTATCCGTTCACGACCTACTATTTTAGGGGTGTTGAAGGACCGTGGCTACGATGTTTCTACATACGAAAACACCAGCCCCGAAGAAATACTGAAACTCGCTACAACGAGTGCCCTCATTCCGCTACTTAAGATTGTGGCGACGAAGCCCGGTTCTGCCCCAACAGATGGCGCACCTCAAGAACGGGCAATCGTCCTTTACTGGGTTGAAAATGCTTGCCGTCTTCGTGTAGAAAATGATACAAACGCTTTATGGGACGATAACAATCCAGAGCACTATAACCCTGAAACCGATACAATCATCATTTTACTCGCTGAACCATTTCATCTTGTGTTTGATTTACAGGCGGCCAAACAATGGAATGTGAGAAAAGCGCGTGTTAGTTACTTCAATATGAAGAATCTAATCAGCAATCCGCTACATCATATTATGCAACCAAAATTCAAAAAGTTAACCGCAAATGAAGTGACCGATTTAGTTAAGCGCCTTCATCTCAAATCCAAGAAGAATCTACCTCATATTATTTATCATGTTGATATGGCAGCACGAGTTCTTGGATTATTGCCCGGCGATGTAGTACATTTCAAGCGTGGATCGGAGACCTGCGGTGAAGTGGATGGATATCGTATCTGTGTAATATAAAAACCACTTGAAAACGTAGGAATATGGAGTTACCTTCACAACAGGATTTCAATAATTTTTTTACCAGTCGTGTTAATGAGTTAAACTCATTATATTCACAAATTATTGACCAGAATAATATTAATGCTGTTGTGAATAATACACCTGGAGCGTCACAGAACGACTCTGCACGTAAAAACCGTGTTCGTGATATTACAAATGAATTGAATAATTATTATTCTACGTTGGGACAAACCGTTCAAGCGATTGAGCGCGAGCAGACCTCAATAACAACTGCTGTAAATGCGGAAAAGCAAAAATTAGAGTCGCTTCGTCACGATATGAGAGAAAAGCGGGAGTTGGCAGAATTACGTAAAGAGCAAGCGGCGGATGTTCGTCATAAGTATTCGGCAGATTATCATAGTTCAGTATTAGGTTTATGGAGACCTTTACATCCTAATACACGTGGTGTATTATATACAGTTTCAACGATGTTGATGTTGATTAGTGTGGCGGCGGTGGGATACTTAGTTATGACGAGTAAAACAAGAATAATCCCGGCGATTCCATCTCTAACCAGTGGTGCGGGACCAACCAGTGAATCTTCTTTATTTAACGATTCTAACAACTTCGGTAGGGTCGGTGGGGCGATGAAGCTTCGTCCCAAGAAATAAAAATCCGGTTTTGACAGAGAGACATGGCTGCTGCAAAAAGCCCTTCAATAATCACATGTGATTTGCTTGACCCAAATTCAAATCAGTCATTGGATTTTTTAAAGCAGAAGTGGACTGATGGTAAGGGTGGTAGCGGTGTTATGAGTGATAACGTCCTTGTAGATCCTAAGACTGGACTTATTACAACCGATTCTATCGCCGCCCAGGTCCAAACTTTGATGAACAACGGAACTATCCCGATGGTCAAACCCGACGATAAGGGCAACTATGATATGGATGCTTTGATGACTAGTGATGGTATGTTATACTCCAATCTTCAGTCGGAGTTCTGTTTCTACGAAAAACGCTATCTCTATGCGTTAAACCAGTTCTTACAGGCTGCCACTCTTCGTCAAGCCACCGATGCTGGTCCAGCGAACGACTTGCTCGCTGTAACTCAGTTATTGAACAAGCGTGCTAACTCAGTACTTCAAATCATCAGTTACTTGGCTCAGTCCCGAGTCACTAACATTATGTCTTCTAAGAGCGGTATTGATAACTTGAACACTGATATTAATACTAAGTTGGCTCAGTTACAGGCCGGTTACGCTTTACTCAACAGAGATGATGCCATCCTCACAACCCAGAAGGAAATGGTGCGCTACACAGAGGAAAAGAACAAATATACCAATAACCGAATTGCTATTTGGACCGCCCTTAACGTCTTAGCTCTCGGTGCCATCTTCTACGTTTACCAGAAGGCTTAAATCCCGGTGTCTCACGACCCTATATAAAACTCCCGAGTGAACTATTGTCTCTTATGAGTTTCCATCATACAAAAGTATTTTAACATAACAGAGAAGAATGCCAACTTATACAAATCCAGGTATAGCCGCGGTCATTCAGGATCAGCAACTGGAACGTTTGAATTTTGCTACAGGTTTGAGAAACGACCCAGCGGGCTACAGCCAGTTCCAACAGCAGAATATCAAGTCCATCGTTGAGGATATTACAAATCGTAAGCAAAGTGCTTTTCAGAAGGCCCAGATTGATTTAGGTCGTTACATGGATATGCACCACAACGTCAATTTCTACAAGACGCGTTCTGGAGATGTTGATAGTATTACCAGTGTAATTCTCGCAAACAACCAGAAGATTGAGGACCTCATCACCCAGGATGTAATTAACTCAAGACGTCAGTTTGAGATTAACGAATGGTACAATTACGATAAGTTAGAGACACTCTTCCTTCTCCAGATTGTCTTTATGGCCTCTCTTTCTGCGGCCATCGTCATGTACTTG